CGCTACACCGACCGTACCGTGGAATACCGCACGGTCGATGAACTGCTCAAGGCGCGTGAAGAAATACGCTCGTCACTTGCCAGCGCCGCCGGGCCACGCTCACGTGTGGTCCGGCTGTACCACGCAGGGAAGGGGGTCTGATGGCCCGACACTTCCCAACGCTGACCCGTAACGGATTTGTCCTGCCGTCCAACATCAAGGCCAGTTACGAAGGCGCTGGAGAAGGGCGCCGCTCCACTGGCTGGGAGGCTCCCGACAACGGGATCAACAGCATCAACACCCCGGCACTGCGCAACCTGCGGTCGCGTTCTCGGGCAGCGGTTCGCAACGACCCGTATGCCTTCAACGTCATCGACAAGCGTGTCAGCAACCTGATCGGCACGGGCATCACTCCGAGGCCAACGACCGACGACGATGCTTTGCGCAAGCTGCTGCAGGAACTCTGGTGCGATTGGGTCGATGAGTCTGATGCGGATGATCGCACCGACTTTTACGGCCAGCAGGCGCTGGTGGCGCGCACGGTGGAAACATCGGGCGAGTGCTTCGTCCGGTTGCGTCCTCGCAGTCTGGACGAAGGTTTGGCGGTTCCGCTGCAGCTGCAAATCCTGGCGCCGGAATTCGTGCCGCACGACAAATTCGAGAGCACCAAAAACGGCAACGTCATCCGCGCCGGTATCGAGTTCACTCCCGGTGGCAAGCGGGCGGCGTACTGGATGTACCTGTCACATCTGCGTGATGCGGCCTCGCTAAACGCCGGGTACAACCAGCTGGTTCGCGTGCCGGCGACTCAGGTGCTGCACATCTTCGAACCGGTCGAGCCGGGCCAGTTGCGCGGTGTGCCGCGATTGTCGCCGGTGCTCAAGCGCCTGCGCAGTCTCGACAACTACGACGATGCGGTGTTGTTCCGGCAGGAAGTGGCCAACCTGTTCGCTGGTTTCATTAAGCGGCCAGCGCCGGATTCCGGGCAGACGCCCCGCGATCCAGTCACCGGCGCGTTGCTGGATCTGGATCGCGACGGCTTCACCCCGATGGTCGCGCTCGAACCCGGCACGATGCAGGAGCTGGGGGCAGGAGAGGAGGTTGAGTTCTCCAAACCACCAGACGCGGGCAACAACTACCCGGATTTCATGCGGCAGCAATTGATGGCTGCAGCGGCGGGTAGCGGTACGCCTTACGAGATCCTCACTGGCGACATGCGCGGGATCAACGACCGAGCGCTGCGGGTGGTGCTCAACGAGTTCCGACGCCGCCTGGAACAGCTGCAGTTCAGCGTTTACGTCCATCAACTCTGCCGCCCGGTACGTGCCGCGTGGATGGACATGGCCGTTCTGTCGGGTGTCCTGGTGCTGGACGATTACGCACAGAAACGCCGCCAGTACCTGCGTACCCGTTGGGTGCCACAAGGCTGGGCCTACATCCAGCCAGTACAGGACGTGCAGGCACGCCGGATGGAAGTACAGGCCGGCTTTTCCTCTCGCAGTGAGATGGTGCTGCGCACCGGCTACGACGCCGAAACGGTCGATCTTGAAAACGCCGCCGATCTGGCACGGGCCACAAAATTGGGACTCAACTACAACACCCTTGATGCCGTCGAAGACACCGACGACAAGGAGCAATCATGAGCAAAAAAGTGCGACCGCGCATTTACAACCGCGCGGGCAAGCGCGTCGAGGTTCAGGACAAGACCTGGTATGTCCTGCAGGCCAGTGGCGAGGCGTCGGATCGAGTGATCGAAGTCTTCGTCTATGGCGAGATTGGCACATGGGGCATCACCGCCAATCAGTTCGTACAGGACCTACGCGCCATGGACGACGGTGTGTCGCCGGTGATCGCCGCGTTCAACAGTATCGGCGGTGACCTGTTCGACGGACTGGCCATGCACAACGCGCTTTCGCGGCTGGGCGAACGCTGCACGGGTCGGATCGATGCGCTGGCAGCGAGTGCGGCCAGTGTGGCGGTGTGCGGTGCACACCGCGTAGTAATCGCGTCGAACGCCATGTTGATGATTCACAACCCATACACCTATGCAGGTGGGGACGCAGAGGACTTTCGCCGGGTCGCTGATGTGCTGGATCAAACTTTGGAGGCAATCATCGCAGCCTATAAGGCCAAGGCGCCCGGCATCGATGACGCCGAGCTACGGCGAATGGTTAATGCCGAAACTTGGCTGACTGCCAACGAAGCAGTTGCTCTTGGTCTGGCAGACGAAGTCGGCGACGGCATCAAGGTCAAAGCATGCCTCGGTCAAGGCGCGGTGCTGCAGCGATACCAGCACGCTCCGGCTGAGTTGGTAGCGCAGCTCGAGGAGCCATCTGAAACAGATCCTGAACTGGAGCCTGTGGATCCGCCTCTGGTACCGCCCGTAGTCGATTCGGCCAAGTTGGCACTGATGATCACACAGCGGTGCACGGCGGCCGGCATCAACAACCTGGTCGAGTCGCTGCTCAGTTCGACCAAGCTCGAAAGCGAGGAAGTCGTCCTCGCTGGCCTAGCACGCGCCAAGGCGGTGAACGACCTCTGCGTGGCCGCGCGTCTGCCGGAATTCAGCGCCGAGTATGTCGCGGCAGGTCTGGATGCGGCGGCGGTCCGGGCGCGTCTGTTCGACAAGATCGTTACCAGCGGCAAAGGCTTTGAAATCGACAACAGCCTGCCACTGGACAATGACCCGGCACCCAAGGTGCAAGCCAAGAAAATTGATCAGCCATCTATCTGGTCGGCTCGCCAAGCTGCCCAGACAGGTAAATCCCATTCCGTTACAGGAGCAAGACGATGACCATTCAACGAGAGCCGATGCATGCAGGCGAATTTCTCCTGTCCGAAGCGGCTGGCACCATTTCCCGAGAGGCAATCAATGTGGCTGCCGGCCCTGCGTTAGAGCCGGGTCAGATCCTCGGTTTAGTCAGCCTGACCGGTGAGTTCGCCCCGTACAACCCAACGGCCGAAGACGGCAGCGAAAACGCTATCGCAATTCTTTACGGTCCGCTTGGCGAATCGGATGTGGTTCGACGCGGTCGTGCTGTGGTGCGGCTGGCCGAAGTCAGCGAAGCGCACCTGACCGGCCTGGATCCGGCAGCCGAGAAAGCGCTGGCCACCCACTTCCTGATCGTCCGCTAAAGGCGATCGCCACCAATTATCCAGCCCGCCCTGTGCGGGTTTTTTGTTTTCTGGAGATAGCTTCATGGCTGACATTGAAATCTTTAACGACGATGCTTTTTCGGTCTCCTCGCTGACCGCCGCCATCAACGAACAGGAATACCTCCCGGGTCGCATCAGCAGCCTCGGTCTGTTTCAGGAGGAGGGCATCACCACCCTGACGGTCCAGATCGAAAAGGACGGCGACACCCTCGCCCTGGTACCAGCCGGTGAGCGTGGCACATCCGGCTTGGTCGTCGGTGGCAGCAAGCGCAACCTGATCCCGTTCAACACCGTGCACCTGCCGCAACGCTTCGCCATCAAGGCCGATGAGATTCAAGGCATTCGCGCCTTCGGCACCCGTTCGGAACTGCAAGCCGTGCAGGATGTGGTCAACAAGCGTTTGGGTAAAGCTCGTCGACAGCTCGACGCTACGCACGAATTCCAGCGTATGGGAGCGCTGAACGGCCAGATCCTGGACGCGGATGGCAAAACCGTGTTGCTCGACATTTACAAAACGTTCGGTGTGACCCGCAAAAAAATGTCCATGGGACTCAACAATCCTGAGACGGAATTTCGCGTTAAGTGCGGTGAAGCGCTGGATCTGCAGGAAGAACAGCTAGGCAGCATCACCAGCAGTGGTTCCAGAGCGTTCTGCGGTAAGAATTTCTGGAATCAGCTCCTGACAAACGTAAAGGTGAAGGAGACTTTCCTCAACACCCAGCAAGCCGCAGCGTTGCGCGGTGATGCCCGTGAAAGCTTCGAATTCGGCGGCATTGTCTGGGAGCGTTATCGCGGCAAGATCGCTGGTGTGTCGTTCGTCCACGACGATAAAGCACTGCTGATTCCCGAAGGCGTACCAGACCTCTACATCTCGGTGTTTGCACCGGCTGACTATATGGAAACGGTCAACACCGAAGGCGTGCCGTACTACAGCAAGATCGAACCGATGCCATTCAACAAAGGCATGGCCGGCGAAGCGCAATCTAACCCGTTGCACCTGTGCACTCGGCCACTTGCCCAGATCCTGTTGGAACTCTGACCGTGGGCTTTCGCGATCTGATCGCCGAGGTCGACGCGGTGGTGTTCGAAACGCTGGGCGATACCGCGCGGATCGAGGGTCGCGACGAGCCAGTGTTCGGCATGTTCGCCGCGCCCTGGCTGCAACCCAAGTTCGGCAAGCTCAACACCGGGTTGCGCGAGCCGCGCTTCGAGATTCGCGTCAGCGATTCGCAAGGTCTGGAACAGGGCATGCAGGTCAGCGTTGACCTGCCTGCCTTGGAT